AGCAGCTGCAGGATTTAGCGTTATTAACAATGTTCCAGTATTATTATCTATATCGGTCGCACCGGGTTCTATATAATCATCCGCCCCATCAAGCCAGTAACTCGGACTGCCCGCTTTGGTAGCCAGATTCGCTACGTCGGACAGTTCGGCAAGATAAGCAGTGGTTTCCGTTGCGCTGTCATCTTTGGTCGCAACAAGCCGGACAGACGAGCCGTCGTCATAGGTATACAATCGGGTTGTATCCGTCCCGATTGTGGATTCGATCGCAGTCTGATTTTTCAGGTCAACCTTGCCGGTTTTCAGCGCGCTGAGGTTGATGATCATCTTCTGGTTGGCGTCAAGGTTCTCGTCAAGTTTTTTGATTCCTACCAAGATCGTGTCCGAGATTAGGGTGCCAATATAGGCGGTATCGGTTACGGTTAGGTCGCTAATTTGCAGTATCCCGAGGTTAGTGATCGTCTTCTGGTTGGCGTCAATATTCTGCCCCAGAACCCCGATGAAGACGCTGTCGCCGTCTATATGCCGCGCAAATAAATATTGATGGTTAATAAGCGTATCGTTGTAAAGAGTGCGGATTGAATCGAGGTAAATTCTTAATGCCGAATTGGTACCATCATAAACCAAGTTTAATACTTCCTGCACGGTGTAATCGTGGAAGTATGCGGTTAGCGTGCTGTCGCGTAGCACCAGATTCAATACTTCTTGTTCCGAATAATCGTGCAATCCCGCAACCGACAATAGTGTGGTCAATGTGATAATTAAGAATGATTTAAACCATTTCATTTTATTGGCTCCTTATGGATTGATAAATATTGTTCCACATCTCACCTACGGTTTGATATGAATGGAATGATTCACAAAATTCCCGTGTTTTTAATGACAATTTTTTTAGATCGGAATCAAGGGCTATATTAATTGCATTAATTATAGATTCGACACTATCATCGCAACGGATAATGGGCGTATTTGTTAGTTTGCCTTCTGATTGTGCGATGGCATTGTCGCTAAGACTGGTTATTACCGGGATGCCCATAGCCATCGCCTCTATGGTGGCATTGCCATAAGATTCAAATAAGCACTGATCGAAAAATATTGTTGATTGCCCCATTCTTTTTAGACACTCTTCGTGGGGGGCGTTGGAAATAATGTCCATTTCGATGTTTTTATTATTTAATTTATTAATGGCATCCAAAAAGATATGCGTCCCTTTTTTCAATTTGCTGGTTGGAGCGTGGGCAATCACTATTTTATTGTTTTTATGCCATGAATAATTGATTTTCTCTACATCAATTGGGTGTTGGGTATAATGCCCTTCAAATTCGGGATAATTCAGGTCGGCGGTAAGCGCCGAGCGATATTGTGAATATTTTATATATTCCTTGATGGCGGCCACTTCGTCGGCAATAATGCTTTTGCCACGTCTAAAATATATTCCGCCGGTGGTAATGATTTTAGGAATATTTTCGGGAATACTGATAATCGGATAATATTGGGGAGTTGGCAGATAATCGCCCTTAAAATGCAGTATGTCGGCTCTTTCAATAACTTTGTTAAGATCATTAAGATTGGGGCGGTTGATACTAAAGCCAGTTTCGGAAATATAAAATACGCTGGGCAATTTGGGGAATGACATTTGTTGGGGCAACAGGCGCACATATTGGACATTATTGCAGGAATAAAGATTTATTGCCTCTGTCAGCTTATATCCCGATCCGGCAAAATCTTCTCTGGTAATCAGTACAATATTTTTACCCCGCATATTCTTCCTGCAATTTTAATTTTTTATTCATTTCTTCAAATATTTTTGTTTTTTCTTTGAATTTGTTTTTACTGACATTGGTTGTGTGTTGTCGGTAATAATAGCCATAATTTGTGTGGTCGCGAATGATATATTTGTCGGGCATTTGATTGACTTTGGAGAACATATCCGTATCTACAAATTTATCAAGTTTTTCGTCAAACGGTGTCCCCAGCAGGAATTTTTTCTGCCACATCCCGGTCGGCACCACATCCAGTCCCAATCTTTTCTTTTCATCTATCAGGGTTAAGTTGGTAACTACTGCAACTATGTCCATTAATGGATTTTTTTCGGTAAAATGAATAAGTATGGCATTGAGATTAAACAAATAGGTGCGGGCGATCATATCGTCATCGCCCAAAAACAATACCCAGTCAAATTTCGCTTTGCGTACAATTTCGTTATATCCGGCTCCTATGCTATATTTTTTACCCAAATTGTTAATCAATACAAGTTCCATAAACTCATTCGGATAAAACTGACGGATAACCGATTGGATACAGTCATTAATAAAATCTTTCCGTGAGTTCAAGACGCCTACGCTAATTTTATTAATACTTAACATAATTGAATAAGGTAAAGGGGGCGTATTTAGCGCCCCCCCTACTTGCCTCCTTGCGGTTAAGTGAACACGGTTTCCAGGATCACAACTACCGTTCCCTTACTGGAACAGCTGGCAATCACATACAAATCGTTATCATCAACGTTGAATTTGGAATATTCATTGGCAATGGAAGCAGGCCGTTTGACATAATTATCCGAGCCGGCTGTAACACTAAATAGTGTAGAAGCATTGTTCTTCACGGCCAATGTCAAACCACCGGACGCGACTGATGCCACTAAAACCATAGCGTCAACGATACGAAATGCCACAGGCGTATAGATTTGCAAAGACGCAGCTTTGCCGACCGAAGCCTGGGTAACTTTAGCACGAATACGGCCATTGGGATAGAGATAGGCCGACCCGGAGCTTTCCGCGTGTGGCATATTGGTAGTTAAGGCGATGCCAGTTGGAGCGCCAGCAAGATATTTCCAGAATTTACTTGATTTCATATTGCAGTCTCCTTTTAAGCGTCATCGCTCATGATGATCATTGAACTGTTGTTGATTGCGCGCAATTTACTACATACCGTTTCGGTGGTTTGCCCTTTATAGAAAGCATCCCCTGAAGATTCTCCAGCATCAGCTTCCGCAAAATGATCGGCGCGATTGTAGCCGCTGATCATTGCACCGCCCAATTCGATAGTGTTTTCGTGGTCGTCAATTTCTTCGGTGAAATGCAAATCTTCGCCAATGGCCTTACCTACTGCGCTATTGCCGAAGATAATCGAATTATGATTATCGGTAATAGTGGAGGGTTCGATGGCCTCGGCGAAAGTGCTACCGAACATTGAATAGGGTGAAGCATCTGCATCCCAACCTCTGACCAGTGTAATGTCCTCAAAAATTGCGAACCCTTCGCAGACACCTACCACGCCATTCAGTTCCGGCTCATCGTACAATTTGCCATTGTAGGCGGCGCGGACGGCGGCGGTATAGGAAGAATCTGCTTTGAGTTTGCTGACTGTTTCCGGGTGGCAGAGCATTGCCCAGAATTTGTAGCCGTTCTTGGTAACAATCTGGGGGATTTTCAGTTTCATCGCTTTGACCCGCAGTGCTTTGAGGATGGCGTAGGTCAATTCATAAGTACCACCATGGCAGGCGGAAACAGCAGTGTCCATTGCGGCAGAGGATTTGGTATAATATTCGGTGCCGACAGCGGTAATTGCCGTTGCGCTACTGCAATAGTACCAGTTGGGATGTAGCCTTTTGACGACGCCCAGCCCGTCATAGTTGGTGCCGCGTGATATTTCCCAGGATACGCCTTCATACAATGCCTTGGCGACATTGAAGTTTTCGTACTTGGCAAACCAATCCGCCAACAGCGGTTTGGCATCTTCATAGAGCTTATACAATTTGGCGCGTTGTTCTGACATTTGGCCGGAGCGTTTCATTACGGCTTTGCGGGTTTGGTTCAGATAAACCATTAGCCACCACAAAACCATTTCTTCGCCCGTGCCTTTCAATACGGTGTCTCCGTGAACGGGTTCACCGGTCAGATAACGCAAGAAGGGAATGAGCATGTTATCGCGTCCATCTTGGACAAAATCGCGCAGGATTTCGATGGGTTTCCCGGATGGCGAATAAACGGGGTTGCCGTTATCATCGCGGGAAATATCTACAAACCCGGCATATTTAGCCCAAAATGTGTTGTACCATGCCTCTTTTCTGAGCTTTGCGTTTAAAATTGCTTTATTCGCAAGCCATGATTGAGTTGTTTCCATTTTGGTTATCCTTTAAGTTTACTTTTTATTTGTTTGTCGAACTCATCCAATTCTTCGGGTGTGAGGCTATCCAGAAATTGGTCGCGTTGGCGCGGACTCATTTCCAGAAATTTGATTCGTTGGGCGGATTTGGAAGTTTCTGGCGCTTTTTGGGTATCAATGCGCTTTTCTTCCTTGGTGCTGGCCGCCGCCATGGCTTTTCTGGCCGACTCGATGCCTTTCAACTCGAAGAACTTGGATACTTTGGATGACCCGTAAATATCAACCAAGGCCATGAAGAATGAATTATCGGTTAATTTGCCGTCTTTGGTTGCGAAATTCTGGGCGTGTTCGGTGATCTTATTAAATTCCGATTCAGAAAAGACGCCCTTTTTGTCGCATAAAATGCCCAATTCCTGCATTTCTTTTTTTTGTTTTTCAACAAAATCCCGGTTGTGTTGGGATTTTAGTTGTTCATTGAACAGCTCTTCCTGTTTTTTCTCAATATAGATTGCATCGAGGTTAGCGATGGAACCGGCTAACTTATCGTAGTTTTCTTTATCGAGAACAGGATCGGTGTCGGCAAGTTTTTGGCGCAATTCTGCGGCTGCGGTCAACACATCTTTGCTGGTCATTTTCGATACAATTTCTTCCAATGACGGTTCTTTGGCAGTTGTCCGAAGTTCGCCCAATTCGCGGCCTTGTTCGGAGATTTTCTTAACGGCTTCCTTGTGCATTTTCACAACATCCGCCAGCGATTTGCCCTTGTAGGTGGGATCGTTGAGAATGTCGGATTCGGCGGGAGTTTCCGTTTCATTGTCTCCAATGAGGCTGAATGGTTTGGCATCTTCTTCCGTTTCTGCCTTGGCCGGTTCGCCGGTTTTTTCCGGTGGTGTTGATTTTTCCGGCGGGACTTCTTTTTCCTGCGTTTTAGCCTTATCTTCCGGGGCTTTAGCGGAAGGAGTCTCGTCGTAATGGTCAACGCCCACACGGGGATTTTCGGTGACAGCCGGTTGGCTTGGTTCTACGGGTTTATCCACAAAAACATCTTCGCCTATTACTTCAAATTTTTCTGTATTCATCTTTCAACTCCCTTTGGATTTAATTTTATTAATGCGTTGGCAGCTTCAAGTCTCAATCTTTGATCTTCATTCTCAATGCCCCGCTGGATTTTAAGATTTTCCAGCATGGCTTTGGTTTTTTGGATATTGTTCAATTGTTCGCCTTCAGCGCCTTGCGCTTGGGAAACGGCCTCCAGATACTGGAGCCACTTGTCAATCCCGTTGATGGGTGCATTTTCCAAGAGCGTTTTGACATCTACATAGGCGGGATTGATTTGCCCGACAATTTGCGCAACCGCCAACAGCTGATTAAAGTTATCTTCTCGGCGGGTGAGGTTGTCTTCGCCTTCGTCCAGTTCAACATATATTTCGGGATTGCGGATGTCATTGAATATTTGGTCGCCCAATTTCAGATTGACAATTTTATCGTAGTTTTCGCCTTTGGCTGATTTGAGCCTCAATATTCGGTCATAATCGCCATAGACATAGCCGAAATTCTGCACAAAGTCCCGTGCCAGTTCTTTTCTGAGTAAGGCAAGGCTTTTGAAGTATGGGTTAATGGCCGCCGACGCCACTTCCAGTTTTTTCTGAAACAGTACGCCTGATTCGCCACTGCGTTCCGTTTGGCCTTTGACGGTTTGCGTTACCATTGAGGAGCGTTCGGAAAACATAACTGCGGATTCGACATTTTGAATAATTTCCGGGGGCACGTTGCCAGGCGCTATTTTCTCGATTTTTGAATTGACCGAGCGGGGGTTGACGACCAGATTGGGTTGATTGCCTTTTTCTTTGATTAATTTCACCACTTCGTCTTCGCGGCCATAGACGACGACCATTCCGGCCAATATCTGTGTTATATAATCCCTGAATTGGCTTCGGCCTTTATTAATGTCGTCTTGCGGATCAATCAGCATTTTCACTAATGACGTTGCCTCATTGGATTGGGCGTTAAAGCGGAATGAATAGACGTTGAACAGTCCGAAATTATTAGATGGGTTTTCCAGTTGTTTTTTATAGATCACGGTATTTTCAAAATGGGGAACGACGGTGGTAATTTGGATACGTGGTTCGGTAAATTCGCGCACGATTTTATATTTAGCGCCGTTATTGACATCTTTTTGGTATTGTTCTTTGGTGATGGTATGGAACCCAATGCCGTCCCAGATGAATACGACGGGCACCTGGATGCGCTCCAGCATTTCCAGCACCCGGTATTTGTCATTAACCTTGTCATAATTATCCGATTCCTGACTATAAGCGCGGCTGGTTAGGCGGCGGATATTGTCTAACAGTGACCACCAGAAGCCAGTTTGGTTTTTAATTTTTTCCGGCAGGCTGACGTTATAGATATTTTCGATTGTTTCCAGCCGTTCAAAGGTTTCTTTGATAATCCAGTTGCAGCTTTGCAAGCTGCAATCGTTGGTGAGCAGTTCGGGATCGGGGAACAGGCGGAATTGGTTACAGAGTCGGTAATTGAAGTCCAGATAGCCTTCTTCGTTGATGACGATGGTTCTTTCAATCCAGCCGCCCAATGGTGTAATCAGGCCGTCCAAAAAAGCCATTTGCAGTAGTTCTTCGATATTTTGTTCGTCGTTCAGGGCGTTATAGCGATCCTGAATAATATCGGCGATTTCAACGGATTCGATATTGCGGGGTTTGAATTTGGCGCGGCGGCGGTTGATTTGTTCATTGCCGACAAGGGTATTGACAATCGGGGTTAAGATATTGTAGGTGAGGTATGGTTTTTTGAATGTTTCCGCTTCGCTAATAGCTTCATCGTCCCAGTGTTTATTGGTCACGACATAGCGCATGGCTTCTTCGCTATCTTCGATAGCATTTGCGAAGTTGTCTTTGCTATACTGGTAGCATTTCATCACTTTTTGGTAGGATTCTTCGTCTAATATTTCAGACATATAAATATCCTTTGCGGACTTTGTTGGAGTTTTGATAGTTGTAGTAATAGGTTTCGCGGCGTTTCTTTAGTTGTTCGCGCCATCCTTCGTTTTTCGGCTTATTGTCCATAAAATGACATATGGTTTCCATTGCCCCGTAACGCAGTGCGTCAAATATGTGGTCGTCGCCTCTGGTATCTACTTTTTCTGGCTTGAGCGGGTCTGCGGGCAGAGAGGGAATAGTGGTAATGCAATTGATACAGTTATCGGTAAAGCGTATGCGGGCTATTGGTTCTTCATCTTCTTGAGTTTTGTAGGTATTAAAAGATTCATAGATCACTTTGGCGCCTGCTTCGCGGTCGTTATTACCGGGCGTCAGGTAAATTTCCTCATCTTCGTAATATTTGGCTGGCGAAATCAGTTCGTCGCCCGATGAGCCTTTTGTCCAGTAGGCAGGGTCGGCAATTTCATATTTAAAATCGCTGGATGTCAGGTTATATTTTTCTTTGGCGTAAAGATTTACCAGTTGGGCTTGCTTGCGGGCGGATAACCCGGTTTCATATATTTCGTCAAAAATGACCATATTGTTTTTTGAGTCAATTGCGGCAAACAGACAAACGAATGGGTTTTTAGTACCGTAATCGTAGAATCGGCAGAGTGTCCAGTCGTTTTTGCTGAAATCTTTGCCATAGACAAATTTATCTTGGGGGATAACATTGTGCATGACATTCCAGTTGTCAAAAAACAAGCCCGTGAAAACATCCCAACGGCCTTCGAGCCACATGGCGCGCAGGATCGGATTGAGATTTTTCAATTTGCGGACATAATTGCGGTCATTGTTGATAATGGCCGGGTTGTCGAAAACCTTGCTGGGGATAAATTTATAGGATATTTTTTCTTCGTCGTGGTAGGTTTTGCCGGGTTTTTGGATTTGGTAATAGACATCATATTCTTTGCTATAAATCGGAGCGCCCACGTTGACGGGTGGGCATTTATCAACGAAGGTTTCTTTTAGCCATTTATGGCCTATGTCGCCGGGGTTGGAAGTTAGGCAGAGTTGGGATTTGATATTGGGATTAGAGCTTCTCAGTGAGGTTTCAATTTGTTTGATCCAGTCTTCCGGGAATTGGTTAGCCTCGTCTATGCCGACGAAGTTATAGTTGCCGCCGATAAATGTTCGCAGGGCTTCCAAGTCCATACAATGGTTGAGGAATATTTTGGCGCCGCTGGCAAATTCGTAACAATGGTAGCGTTCTTTCCATTTCCCGCCGAGTCGGGTATAATAGTAATCGGTCATAATTTTCATATTTTTGACAATATCGGGGAAGGTGCGACGGATCAGAACGGCGACATAGTCGGGGTAATCAATGGCGATTCTATCGGGTACAAACACGGCGTGTTCTTTGATATTTTTATCGGCGAACTCATATTCTTGGGGTAGAATATCGTGGCCTTTGTAGAGGTAGTGATATTCAATAACATTGCAGGCGGCTTTAATGATCAGTGAGAGGGTTTTGGCGCCCCCGCGCGCTCCACCATAGAAAATACGATCACACATGCAGGACAAAAATTCCGATTGGGCGCCAGGGAATGGTTTAAACAGGTAATCGTTATCTTGATCTTTTATTTTATTCAAGCCACTTTATTTCCCTCTTTTTTTGTGGACTTTTTCGGGTAGTTTCTTGCCTTTAGAGGCTTTGTCAAATTCCCGAACGGTTTTGTGAGATATTTCACCACGCTTTTCCATCGCATGGAATTTGCGCCGTTGTGCTTTTGATACATAGGGACTCATTTTAAACCACCTCAAATTTAAAATATCTTACAACTGCAAATATATTCAATATTTTTATATTTGTCAAGTGAATACTCCTCGACGAAAGCATCAAGGCATCTATCCCGAAATTGGATGTTCTCGATTTTGCACATTAACATAGGTAAGGTTAACGTGCAGTTGATGCATTTTTTGCACCAACTTACGAATGGCTTCCGATTCTTACCTTGTAGCCTGGCAGTTCTGGATGCTCATATTCCCGTACCGAACAGCACCCAAACGGCGTCCCTTCTTCAAGGAATGGAATCCATTCTTCAATAAGTTTGGGCGGTATCAGTGCCACCCAATCCTCATCTCCGCCGTTTTGCGAGAGCGCCTGAAGTTCTTCCGGGGCATCGTCAAATTTCCAGATGCGAATATGGTTTATCCTCGCTTTCATGGCGGTTTCAAAGGCCGAAAAGGCCTTTAACAGTTCTTTCTCTTGGATTCTTTCTTTTTTAATCATTGTTTCCTCCTTAATTTCAAGATTGGAAAAGATTGCATTGATGCTTCGGTGATTTTATAGATTTTCCTATTCGCTTCTCTGCAATTTTGAAATATTCAGGGTCAAGTTCTATGCCAATGAAGTTGCGGTTTAGATTTACACAGGCAACTCCCGTTGTTCCACTTCCCATAAAAGGGTCTAACACCGTATCCCCCTCTTTACTTACTAATCTTACAAGCCAAGCCATAAGG